TGGTGCAACCTGAAATAAAGAGCCGGACAATTCATCAACCGTAGTCTTTCCACCTTTTACAGCGGTAAAAATTAAATCAGACGCTTGTCCAACAGAAATAACATCAGAACCAAAAGCGTTTACAACAGATGACAAACCATCAACAGCTACCTCAAGAGTAGTAGCACCACCAACAGCTAATTTATTAGCAGTTTCTAAAAATGCGAACACATTGTCAGGCGGTACACCAGCAGATAATGATGAATACAAAGATGGTATGACTTCCTCCGGGAGTTTACCGATGGTCTTGGATAAATTTAAAACATCTTCGGTCATTAGATCCATGGCATTTGAAGTTATTCCAGGCAACAACGTAAAAACCTCCAGCATTCCATCCTCGAATGCTCGAAATTCTCCAATTGCTTTAGTAGCAACAGCACCAGCAGCTAAACCAATACCAGCAAAAACTTTATTAATTTGGCCACCTACACGGTTCATGTCTTGGCCCAAGACCTCAAACTTTTTACCGACCGCTCCAACCTTGCCTAAAAATTTCTTAGTGTCCGCTAAGAACTCAAACCGTAATGTTTTTGTGTCCATCGCCATTTATTTTTTACCCTTTATTGTCTTTTTAACTAAATTATGAATTTCATCTGCATAATCACTAGCTAGTCCTGGAACGATAGCTGCTATTGTTTTTTCAGCTACATAACCGCCATATTTTGTACCTTCAGGAAAACCTCCTCGGGCAGACCAAAAAGTACCTATCCATTGTTTATAAACTCTTTTTTTCATTTTTTCAGCAGGGTAGAATGAACCTTTCATACCATCAGAAACCATCTTTCCTGCTGCATTTCTTACCATGGGATTAGCAACAGCACCTCTCTGTGTTTTGCTCATTGTTGACATATTGCCGTCTTTAGCAGGACCAACTACAAGGTTAGGTATGAATTGATAATCACGGCCAAACTCAAGGTTCCTGGCGAATTTATTAGTTTTACGAATATCCAAGTGGGCCGTTTTATCAGTACCACCACCAACAAAACCCATAGAGCCACGCTGCCTTTTTGGTACTGAGCCACCCTGTTCTTTTTGACGCATCGCCTCAGCTCGTGCTTTAGATTCAACCTCTTTCGATAGTTCCTTATGAAAGGATCTAAGTTCTTTTCTAACTTCGTTCCCTTTTTCAAGGCCACGTAAGCCAAAGATAACATCATTAAGACCATCAGCAGCAATACCGCTACCTGATGTCTTTTTTGTTATTCCCTTAGCCATTACTTAGATGCCTGCCTCTCTTGTTCATTTCTTTTAATTAATGAGTTTTGTAAACCAACAAAATACTCCAGGGGCAAATTGGCCACCTCCAATGGACTTAACCCCGCAGCCAATGCAACATCGCAAATTATGCTGACGAAGTGACCGTCAACTACCCCGGGGAATCATCTCCATCAAGTCCGTCAATACTTGCAACAGTTTCTAACCATTTATCGAATGATTCACTAACTCCTAGCCTTTTGGCTGCGTGCCAACATAAATACATTAACTCCTCAAATGCTAAATTTTGTAATTCAGCAGCTGGACGAGTTCCAAATTTACGCTCAACGGCAACAAAGTCAATAGGCCTTAAATCGAGTTCTTGTTTTTCTCCCTCAATGTACACCAAAGTGAGCTGGTGCAACCCTGATGATGCCACGATTAACTCGTAGCTCTTGTAATTGTTCCGGAAGTAGGCCAGCTAACAGATGTGGTCGCCAAATCACCAACAGCGTTCCCCATAGGTACATGTTGTGTAATTAAGCAATTCCCTGCATAGCTTGGGTTAGTTGAACTAACAGAACCACTGGTAGGTTTAACTATGAAAGCAACACTAGTCCCTAAAATAGGAAATATAGTTGCATCGATTTCGCTAGCAGCAAAATCACTATTAAACTCCAAGCTCAGGCTGCCTTCCTTTAATCCACCCTTTCTAGAGCGATAGGTTGCACCCATGGCCGTATCATCCTGCTCTTCAGCCGAGAGGTCTAAAGTAACAGAACGTACATGGTCAGATAAGTCAACTGAATTTATTGTCACGGACGCGTCCGTGAAAACGAAAGTAGCCATAAAATATCCTTTTCTTTTTTATACTTGCCATAAGAATACTTAGTGCAACCAATCTGAACTCATAGTGGCCTAGACAAATTAAAAACGTTTGTAACAAAAAATTATTGCTTAAAATGGTTTGTAGTGGCCACTTTTAGCCACTCTAAGACGTTTTAAATGTACCTACGCAGAACGGTGGCCTAAACAACATGAACCGCTTAGAACTCAATGTGAGAGCAGTTAAACGCATATTTTTATGATTAATAGAATAAGCATAACTAATCAGACATTGGTCGCTGTTTCTCTTCATTGATTAGCCACCTGTAGAATTTGTTGTTTTTTGAATCAAACCACCAATACAGAGTCCATAAAACGTCTAATATTTTGTTAATTAATTTCTGTGTATCCCAATTTTTCATTAGGCTCCTTCCAGCAATGAGCCGACTCAGACCAATGACCCCATCCCTGGCTTGTTTTATATTTTAAAAACGCAGCGTAGTGAGTTGAGGTTAAGGGATCTAAAGGCGACCCAGTCATATTTAATTTTTTACTTACCCAGCCCCAGGTTTTATCAATGAACTGCCATAAACCAGTTGCTGTAGATGTTGGATTTTTAGCATTTGCAAATCCTGAACTTTCACAACCAATTATTTTATAAGCAGTTATTCTGTCTTTCTCTTTAAAATGTTGATTGATGAGCGTGCTCCATTCAGCACCAAGTGTCCAGGACTCGTTATATTCACTACATTGTTGGTAACTTGCTAAATCCTGTGCAGATGCGGGCATACTTAATGCGCACACAAACACAAAGCCTATCACTATTTTCTAAAGCCAATGGTTAACAACCAAAGAGTCAAAGATACAAGTATGGCTATACCAACTATGTCCTTTGCTGTTCCGGTTAAAGTTAACCAAGCAATAAAGAAACCCAAAAGCGTAAATGTTTGAGCAAGGGTCTCCTGCAAAACACTTTTAATCCATTTAAAAACTTTTATCTTTTTAAATAGTCCTTTGATTTTATTTATCATTTTATCCTCCTATATGGCACAGCAGCAGAAATAATCTGACTTGCAATAATTACAGGGACAACAACCTCCTGTGCCTTTTCTTTTTGTTGATTAGTTAAGTCATCGCCCAATGTCGTTAAATTAATATCTTGAAAATCGACCTCAAAAATTATTGTCGGATTTTCAAAAAACTCCTCTACTTGGTACTCAACAACAGCATCAGCCACGTTATAGTTTTCAACGTCTTTATTTTCCTCAGACGCAGCACGTTCAACAAATGAATCAACAGCCTCAGCAACTGCTGCATCATCCTGTACATTTGCAGCTAGAACAGCAACGTCCTCTGAATCGTCAAGACCAAGAACCTCAGCAACGGTTTCAACTTGCTCCGTAGATAACTCAGCAACATCATCAATAGCAGACTCAACAACAGCAGCAACAACAGCAACCTGTTCATCAGACAACTCATCCAGGCCAACCTCAACAACATCCTCAATTATTTCAACTTTGGCCTCGACTTCCAGGGTTTCAACATAAGTGTCAACAACAGCCTCAACTTGGTCCTCAGACAAATTCTCAGTTATTTCATTTGGAATTTCAGGGATCTCATCTTCAGCCGCTGCAATTACCTCAACCAGCTCCTCAACAGCCTGCTCAACCTCAATAATTTCATCCTGGGTCAAAACTATTTCCTTTTTATTAGTTTCTTTTATTTCAACATCAACAGGCTCAACAAAGACATCGTCCTCGCCTTCGTCAAATATTTCAATTATTGGTGGTGGTTGCTCTTCATCTTTTGGCTCTTCAAACACAATTACAATATCCGGGTCAACTTCAAATATTTCAATAACCTCATCCTCCGGTAACTCAAAATCATCAAAGTCTACATTTTCCTCAATGAAAATTATTTGATCGATTAAGATGTTAATTTTTTCAAGTTCATCATCAGTCAACTCCTCAACAGGACCATCAAAAAAACCCCCGGACATTTCTAACTCTTTTCTTATTTCATCCTCGATTTCTTTTTCAATTCTTTGAAGCTCCTCCTCAGCCTCGAGTTCCCGCTTTTCAAGTTCCTCATTAGACATAACATCAAGGTCTAAAATATCAGTTTCAATGTTTTCATCAAACTCATCAAACTCAAAAGTATCAATTTCAAGGATTTCATCAATTTCAGTCTCGACAAAAATATCAATTTCCCCACAATCGCCGCGGGCCACTTGGGCGTCAGTTGCCTCACAGCCAAAGAAATCAAGGTTTTTTAGTCTCTCCTTTTCACGTTCAACCGTACCATCAGCAATCTCCCCCTCAGTAAATTCAACTTCAACATCGCCAATTAATATCAATTCCACAATTGGCTCAGGTTCCGGTTCAGGTTCAGGTATCTCATAGACAATCGGTGCAGGGGGCAGGGTTGTGGTTGTTGTTGAAGTGGTTGTAGTTGTTGGAACCGTTACGGAATGCTGGACCGGGTCTGTAAACGATGAATATAAAGATTGAGAATCATTATCTGAACGAACCTTAAAATAAAAGTCACCATACTGAGAACCAAAGACGGCCTCCAGGTAACTAAAAGAAAAAAATTGTGAAGTTTCAAGTGCGCTGGCATCGCCAACATTACCGGTAGCAATTGCAAAACCGCAGCAAAAGCCCGAACCAAATGAAACTGCATAACGCTCCGGGTCAACATTTCCTTCATTTGACAACTGCCAATCCACCATCAAACCATCCGCACCATCAACAGTAGCAAAAGCAACAGAAACATTTATCGGTGGCTTTACAACAGGCACCGTTGTAGTTGTTGTGGTTGAAGTAGTTGTGGTTGAAGTTGTTGTGGTTGAAGTGGTTGTAGTTGTGACCGGAGTTCCATGAGTCCAAAAAATATCATCAACAATAACATAGTCATCATAGACAACAGCAACAGAAGTTATATATTTACCAGTTATTGAATGCGTTATGTTTTCAAACATTGTGGCAACGTTCCCGTTACTTTGAGCCGAATAATTTTCAGTAGCTGATGAACCATCGGAATAATTCCACGTTACGGTGTAGGGGTCATTTACACAACCACTTAAAAAACCAGCAGCAGATACATCAGACTCCGGAAATGTCATAGTCAAAGTTCCATCAGCTGCCGATTGCATGTTGAAATGAACCGCTTGAGTTGTTGAACCACAATCAGTGCCGTGAATATCTAATCTATTCCAGGACACACCACCATAGTCAAAAGTTAAGTTAGTTTGATTTTGACCATCATCAGCAATCCGTTCATAGGTTGTGGTTTCATTAGCAAAGACCGGAATGGGTAATATTAAAAACATGACAATAGCAATTCTTATGAAAGAATTAAATTTATATAACAAAAGTTTTTTTAATTAGCCTTTATTAGTTGGAGTCCACTCTTCTAAACCATTTTGAAGTGCAGTAACACCAGCTACAAGTCCGGCAACTATAGCGTTAGACAAAACATCAATCTCAACCATTCCAGCACCTGATGCAACCAGGACTCCTAAGAATGCTTGTATAAATGTGCGTAAAGTTCGAATGCCAACTTTTATGGCCCAATCTTTCAATTTCATTTTTTGCTCCTAAGCGTGTTTTGAGAGAGCAATAACCGTCATAAAGTCGATAGAGCCGGTGGCTTCTAATGCATTTTGAATCTGAAATTCTTTTATTGCTTCGTACGTTTCGCCACCAAAATCAGAATCCGCTCCATATTTTGGTAAGCAATCCGCGTTCCACTTTAATAAAAGAGTTTGTAAAAATTTAACATTTAAGCCTTTATCACCTTTAGACAACAGCTGCTCCTTTTCTACAGCAATATTATCATCAAGGGGAGTGGTTGAAACTTGGCCTAGATTTGTGTATTTTATAGTTACTTTTTGGCCATCAAGCAGAGCATCTTTAACTTTTGGATAGAGAGCCTCATAAGCAGTTCTTGACTGACCAATAAATCCGTCTTTGTTTTTATCAAGGTCCTGCTGGGTTTTACCTACCAATAGACAGCCCAGGGTGTCGAATTGGTCGTTACCAGGATGAATTAATATAAACTCAAAACCAGGAATATTGCGGACCCAAAGCATACCCTGATGCCAACCAGGACCAAA